TCGGACTCCAGCTCAAAGTCGTCGCCGTCTTCCAGCAGCAGCTTGTCGCCGTCTTCCAGCAGCAGAAGCTCATCGACAGTGGCGTCGGGGCTGGTGCGGAAATAGATCTCAGCGCTGGTGTCGTCTGGTATGTCGCCGTCAAAGTCGCTCCAGCGGTCAATCTCAGCGGTGCGGCTGTCGATGGTGGCGGCGGGGTACAGGCCGCGAGTAGCAAGGATGCGATTGAAGACAACGCTGTAGTTGCCGCCCAGATCAAGAATGTTCTGGAAGTAGTAGCGACCGCCCAGGCCACGGGTGCCGATGAAGTCGAAGCTGTCCCAAGTGTCGATCAGCTCAACCTTGTCGTCGATTGTGTCGCTGCCATCAAGCACCAAGCCGTCGTATTCATCCGAATAGAACGTGCCGTCGTATTGACCGGGGAAGTTGCTGGTTTCTTCGCGGACAGTTGTGATGTCGTAGCGGGGAATTGGATTGGGCAGATCAATCGTTGCACTGACTGCATTGGCGCTGCGCAGTCCAGCCTTGTCTTGGAACTTGATCAGATATTCGCCTTCTACCAATGGCAATATCGCCTGCGCCGTGTTGGCAGTGATTGACTCAGACAGCAGCGTGCTGTTGCTCCACTCGCCAGTGCCATCGGTCTTGCTGCTATGGCGGATAATGGCGATGAACTCGTAGCTGTTGTAATTGATGGGTTTGTCCCATCGCAGCATCACCTGATCGTTGCCATATGCCTCAATGCGGACGTTGACAGGATCAGGCGGCAGGACAGTAACGGAGCCGCTGTTGTTTTCTGGCGTGGTTGTTGTTTGTAGCGTCCATGGTGATTTCTTCAGCAGTGGCGCTTGACCGACAGAGCGAACCTCAAAACTCAGCGCAGTGTTAGGTGGTACAGCATCGATGTAAAACTCGGAATCAGTCGTCTGCGTGATGACGTAGTTGCCGTTGCCAACCTTGTAACGGACTTCGAAACTGAACGCATTACCAGCTTCGCCGCGTGTCCACGATGCCGTGATGCGGTTGAAGATGTTGGCACCACTGCTGATCTGGGTTGTTGTCAGTGTCAGCTCAGTCGGCGCAGGTGGCGTCTCGTCGTAACGGCTGATCGGCTCAAAGATCAGATTCGTGTCGGTATCAACAGCGGTGTAAAGGCTGTCGTTATGCACCAAGCCGGTGATGCTGAACTGGCCGTCGCCGTTATCGGCAATCGAGATGCAGCGAAACTTCTGCTGAGCGATTGCAGTGCTAGTGATTGAATACAGCGCCTGTGCTTGTGGCGTGAGAGTGAAGGCGGATGCGATGTTGATCGTGGATCCTGCAACGCTGGTGATGGCGCGGGTTTCAAGCGTTCCATCGGGCAACAAACAAGTCAGCTGATGGCTGCTGCCGCTGGGAAGCGTGACGGTTTGATCAGCCACAACTGCAGTGCCAGCCACGCTGCTGATACGACCTGAGATGCGCTGCCCTTGACGCAGCTGATCAGCAACGGCAAAGATCTGCCCTGGCAGCACAACAGCACCTTGCAAGCCAGTGGTGAAGGTGACCGTTTCGCCGTCTAGCTCTTCGGTCTTGAGCACCCAGCGACCCACGCGCTGTGCCTGCCATTTAGACGTGCAACCGAAGGCAACAATCTCTTTGACTTGGTAGCCGTATTTGGTGATCAGCGCCGAGTCTTCAACGACGACGTAGTTGGATTTGTAGAAGTTCTCTGGGTCGTTGTAGCGAACGCGGACGCTGGTGCTGCGGGTTTTGAGTGAGCTGCCTGAGTATTCAAAGACGCCATCAATGACATTGGCGTTGTTGTAGAGATGAACAGGCGACAGCGCAGTGCCATCAAGATTGCCGTGATCAGCAGCGGCTTGAATTACATCGGCAGACCAATACAGCAGACCACGGAAGACACTGGCAAGATCCTGCAGGACGTTATACGCCTCAGCCTGATCACCGATAACGACGTTGCAGGCAAAGCGTGGTTCAGTTGTACCGTCTGGATTGGTGATTTGTTGGTTGGCGTAACGCACCAGCGGATACAGATCCACCCAGCTCAGATTTGCTGCCGTGACAAAATCACCGGCGCCATAACGGCCATTGGTGAGCATGTCGTAGAAACAGCAGACTGGGCATGTCGTCCATACCGGACCACGCAGACTGCCATCAAACGCACCATCAAGCTGCAGGCTGCCGTTAGCAAGAACAGTGGCATTGCTCGGGATCATCACCCGACGACCACGGATCAGGTAGGCGCGAGTTGGCAGGCTGTCGAACTGCCGCGTTGAAACTGATAGACCAGTGACAGCACAAAACGGATAGCCGGTGCGGATGTATTGCTCTTCGATCAGGCTTGTCCAGAGCAGCTGGTTGCCGCGATCATTGGCAACGCTGGTGTTTTGTGGTGTGTCGCGGAAGCTGGTGTATTTGACTTCAAAGCTATCTTCACCAAGATCTTCCTTGATGACCTTGATGTTCCACGGACCAGAACCTGCCAGATTGATGCGCGGTGTTTTGAACTGATAGCTGGTCGTTGATACGCCTGTGACGCGGCGGCTGTAAACCGTGTTGTATCCCTGCCCGCGTGCTTGCACCTGCACGATGATGCCAACGGTGGCGCTAAATGCCTGACCTTGCGCCAGTCCTTCCTTGGCGACTGAGAACAGACGCGGAACGGTAAACAGGATCTGGAAGGCGTCTACATCGGTATCTGTGATCTGACGGGTGACTGTGCCGCCGCCATACCGGCGAGCGATGACTTCATCGTTGACATTGAGATCTTCTTCGTAGTTCTTGCCAACTTCTGTGTTGATCTCGGTAACGGTTGAGGTGACGCCTGGTGCAGTGCTAGGCGGAGTTTGTGTCGCAGTTCCTTCGCGGTATTCGTAGTTGATGTCTTGCGGCGGAAAGTTGCGTTCACCACTGCTGCTGAGGATCGGCGTTTCGTTGAGGTAGACGCCAGCTTCCTGCCCGACAATGCCATCAATCGGACCCTCGCACAGGAGGTCAAGAACCTTAATGGTGGAGGTGGAATTGAGTGCCATTACAGGTCGTATCCGCTGGCTTGCAGTTGCAGGTAAACATCGCCTTCACAGCGGAAGTCAACGATCTCTACCCTGACTGTTCCATTGTCGCTCGGGTTGTCGGCATGTGTAAAACGATGGATCCACCGGTAATGATCAAATGTCAAACCTTGGATCGTTGCCTGTGCTGATGCAAGTATGTCGTCAGTATTTTTACGTAAAACATCAACGCGATATGTAATAAATCCATCAACAAGTGTTGTACCTGCACCTGCTACCCGATCACGCAAGCCAGCGGGTAATGCCAAGCAAACGCCAAACCGACTACGCTTTCCGTCTTTTGTGTCAAAGAAATACGTTGCAGTAGCACCATTTGACAAGCCAATGTTGTAGTAAAGATTGAACTGATCAGTGCCGCCAAAACTACCCTGATCGGTGCGGCGTGTAGAGATGCCTTGCACATCGCTCAATCCCCATTGCACAACATCGCCACCGATGCGAACTGTTTCGCTGCTTGGTGTACGAATTGCGGTTTGCAATGGATCTGATTCGTCGGTGACTTCAACGTTGGCGGATAGCAGCTGACTGCCGATCAGTACCTTGCCGTAAGCCACGGGGATGGTTTGACCGACGCCGACCGTGTTGGCTGCGCCGGTGTAGGCGTAAGACTGTTGGCCATCAGCGCCACGGGTCAGGCTTTGCGGTCCACGGGTGCTGGCATTGGTGCCGCCGCCAAATCGTTGGTTGCCGAGGGTGGGAACAGTTGGTTGCGGTGAGAGCAGCTGGGCGACTCCACCTAAGGTTAAAAATCCGCCAATACTTGCAACAAGACCCTTGACCGCAATCGCCTTAGTCAATCCAAATGTGCCAATAGCCGCAGCACCTGGAATCAAAAACGATGCGGCAATCAAGCCAACACCAATCAATACTTGCGTGAGACCCTTGCCCGAACCAGCAATAACCGGCACTAGCACCAGGTCGTTCTGACCGATTGGTAGCCGCAGATCGCTGTAGCCCATGTCCTGATCAGCCTGCAGGACGCGGTAACCAATGCCCCGTTCGTGGGCAGTCATCAGCTCCTGCTGTAGCTCCGGCATGTTGATGCACAGAAGCTTGATCGCGTCCGCTGGTGTGCGCAGGTTGTAGTAGGTGTGCTCGGTGCCGTACCGTTCGCCCAGCTCACCCAGCAGACGAACCCGCTGCATATCGGAACACCGCAGCAATGCTCTTTACATAGTAGCTGCGCAGGTCTTCCACGGCACTAGGCGCTTCGTCTAGGTGATGCAGGATCCGGTCGTAATCCACCAGCACGGCTGCGTGCATGGGGTGCCGCGTCCCGAGTCGCATGATCAGCACGTCACCGGGTCGGCGTTCAGCAAATGGCACCTGTTTGAAACCCAGTGCTACTGCCTCGCGTAGGTAGATGCTGGGGCTGGCTTCCAGCTCGTCGGGGCGATCAAAGTTGGGAAGCGTGATCCCCTGCAACGCGAAGTAGTCGCGCACAATCGTGTAGCAGTCTTGCCTGCCGTAATCCCACTCGCGCCCGATCAGGGATTGATAGTCAGCCATTGCCCAGTGCCGAGTTGGAAGATGTACCAGCGCAGTTTGGACTGCTCGCAGGCAGATAGGTCAGCAGGGCTGGGCGGCGTGTCTTCTGGGTGGCTGTGGATTACCGCCTCGATAGCACCGGACAGTGCAGCCGCTAGGTAGTCGCGGGGATCCAGCACGAAATCAGCGCAGGGATCTTCTGCCACATTGCGGCACCGCCAATACTTGCCATCCACCATCAGACCGCAAGATTCACGCGGGAACTCGGCCAAGGCGTGCGCCTCAGCGTCAGATCTGCAGTCGTGCTCCAGGGAAGCCACCAAAGGGAAGGTTGCCAGTAGGGAAGCGCTTGGCGCAGCTGTTGTACCGCTTGCCGCACACATCTTGGCTGGCATTGGCAACAGCGTTGTCGTTGATGTCAAAGTATGCGCTGCCGGTATAGCCGCACTCTGCGCCGCGATACTTCCACGGGCAGTGCTCCAGCACCTGACGGCGTGGCAGGACAAGGTTGATCAGATCCAGTTTGCTAATCAGCTCCAGTTCTACCAGCTCGATGTTTTCGCGGACCACGCGGTCCACATACCAAACTTCGTCGGTGAACTTGGCCGTTGGATCGGCTGTTGGGTTGACGCCACCGCTGAAGTTGACAGCATCAAGGAATTTCTGACAGGTGCGGATGCGGGTGACCTTGGCATTGAGGACGTTGTACACCAGTAGTAATGCCGTGATTGTTCCGGCAACGTTGGAAATGCGCATCGTCGGACGCGGCAGCGTGCCCTTTGATGTCAGATCGAAACCCTCAACCTCAATCGGAAATGGCGTGTAGGTAATACCAGCAAAGACAACACTACTGCTTAGACCATTTGTTCCAGCGTGGTAGTAAAACGTCTCATCAACACCATTAACCGTTTCGGTCAGCTGCATCTGGAACAGCTCAATAATCGCCGATGGATTAAGGAGCTGAATCTGCTCCTGTATTGACTGAGGAACCGTCATGCTTCAAATACCTGGCGGAAGGTAGCAGTAATTGTCGCCCTGCCCGTGTAATTAATCTGCTTGTCCCATTCCAAGCAAACCCATTTGTAGCTTGTAGCCTCAGCAGGTGGTGTCCAATCGAAACTGGCGCCATCAACGGCACGAGCATCTAAAAATGTCTCAATCGAATCAGCGTTGGCTTCAGTAATATTTTGCCAGCTGAGACTCCACTCCTTAGGATTTTGATTGATGCCGAACCTTGTGCGTTGTTCGTAACCATCGCCAAACTGCGCAATACGCACGCGAGGGCGACTCGTTTTTTGTGCGCCGTAACTAGGGGTGACTGCAGGAAAGGTTGCCATGATCAGCGTGCCAGAAGGCCACCAGGGCGCTGCTGTTTCACCAATTCTGCCTGCACTGCGGCTGCAATCACACTGCCAAGCTGTTTGCCTTGATTGGAGTCGCCCTGCACGCTGGAGCCACCTGCGTCGACGTTGACCACGATATTGGCGCCACCGCCGAAGCTCCCAGCACGTGCAATGCCGCCGCTGCGACCTGGCATGAATAGCTCCGGACCGCGCTCGCCTACGAGGTATGGCTGCCCAGCCATGACACTGCCGCCGTTAGCGCGTGCGCCTAGGAATGGAAGGCTAAACCCAGTGGAGCCCATGCCCGCACCGCTAAATGCCGACGCGCCATATTTTGCCCCGCCAGTAGCTGCAGACGATGGAACACCTGCAAACATGCGGGCTACGCCGATTGCAATGTATTGAGCAATCATCTGTGCCGCAGACTTCATCAAAATATCAACAATGCTGTTTAGGAAATCAGCGAATACTTGCTGGGCGCTCTTTGTGCCATTGATCATCTCCATCGTGCCTTGTGTGGCAAGTTGACTCGCTGCACTTGCCGCCTCACCTATCTGTGGGTACTTATCTAGCACGCTCTGCAATGCCTTGTCTTGCTGTCCGAGCAAATCAATGTCAGTACGGAATGCGCCAGCGCCGCCGCCATACACCTGAGCGACCAAACCAGCACGCTTAAGGAATAAGTCGTTCTGCGCTTTGAGCTCTTCGGTTGTTAATCGCTGCAGGTCTAGCCTACGGATCTCGTCGTTTAACGCAGCAAGATTAACGCGTTGTTCAGCATTTTTGAGCTCACCGATTTGGCGAGCGCGATCTTCGTACTCAAATTGAATCTCAAATCTTTTGCGCTCTTGTTCGTTAAGACTTGCAAGCAAGATTGTTTGCCGCGAAAATTCACGGCCCAACTGATCGCCTATTTCTAGCGATCTTTTAAGTTCGTCCGCAAACTTTTTTGCTTCGCGCTCGGCGTCGGACAACCCGCTTCTGCCTCCGCCGCCGCCGGTTGCGCCGAGCAAAGGCGGTGTAAATAATTTTTGGGTCTGACTGGCGCTTGCTCCTAGTCGCTTTTGAGCCGCTAAGTTTTCGTTGATTTTGTCTAGGATTGTGCCTTGCAGCTGAACAGCACGGCTTGCGTTTGGATCATTTGGCCCAATGCTTTGCAGCAGGCGCTGATACTGCTGTAATGCTTGCAGGTTTTGCTGAATACCCGTCCGATTCGCTTGAGAAGAAATCTGCCCAACGCCTTTAGCGATATTGTCAACAGCTTGACTTGTTGCGCCAATGTTCAAGAATTGGCGGGCGCCGGCAACGTTTCGCGTAAAGCCGCCACCGCGCCCAGCGGCAAGTGCTGCATTGATTGCGTCTACGACAGCAATGGCCTGATTGAAGATTGCCTTAAGCGCTGGCGTAAGAACTTGCCCGATACGACGAGCTAATGCCTCAACCCCATCTTGCAACGTGCTAAATCGCCCGTTCAGCGTGTCACTTTGAGCAATAGCGCCATTAGCGTATTTGCCGCCTGTATCCGTTAGCCGTTGCAGCGCAACTTCAACGGCTTCTGCGCTGATCTGTCCTTTGCTTAGCGCTTTGCTGAACTCCTCGCCGGTGAGCCCATACATCTTGCGCAGCTCATCCTGCAGCGCGACACCACGCTCTTGGAACTGCAGCAGTTCTTCGCCTTGCAGCCTACCTTTGGCAATGACTTGACCGTAGGCAAGTGTCAGCTCCCCTAGGTTTGCGCCAGTTGCGCCTGCGACATCACCAAGCCGCCGGGTGGTTTCTACCACGTCTTTGGCGCTAACGCCAAAAGCCGTCAAGCGCTTAGCGCTTTCGATCAGCTCAGTGCCCGTGAACGGCGTTGCTGCACCAAGTTGCTGCAGCTCTTGGATAATTTGCTTAGCTTGTTGAACGCTACCCGTCAGTGTCTGAATGCTGCGAGTTTGGGATTCAAGCTCTGCAGTTTTAGCGAATACAAACTTTGCTGTTTGAATAGCACTGAAGCCTGCTACTAAGCCGGCAACTGCATTGCGCAGCGTGCCAATACCAGCGGTAGCCGCCTTTGACGCTGCGTTGACTTGCTGCAGGTTGCGTACAGCACCTTGGCTATTTACCTGTACGTCAACGACAGCAACAGCCACAGCGGCACCTCCCTATGCGGTCAGTCTATCGGTGCCGCGCCTTGTCTATCTCTATCTTCTCGCGTTTACCTTTTACCTCGTAGTACGCCGCAAAATGCACAAACTCAGCATCGGTTAGCTCAGTACGCAACCGGCTAACCGTCATGCCAAGCTCTGTAGCTAGGAAGAACTCAAAGAACAACCAAGAGTCTTCCTCTAGTCGTTTTTTGCTTCTTCTAAACCAGATTCACCGCCAAGACCGAACAAGAACAGCTCAAGCTCGTTCAGCACACGCTCGGGCAGTTCACGCTGCAACTTAGCTGCATCAGCAGCAGCAAATGCCTTGCTGCCATCCTCAAGCTCTGCCATCTGGCACAGCATTTGGG